TGTAAGTAGAGAACCCAGAAACTCTACAAATGAAGTACAGAAAATATATATGTTGGTAATTAATAAAAGAATAATAACTTTTACTGTTTTCACATTAAACCGTTCAGGAGTCGTACGCCGCATTGTGTTGCGGTTTCCTTGTGGACTAGTTAGGTCATATTATATAGGAATATTAGACTTTAACGCAGGGCTGGGTGCATACTGCGAAATGTTTAACGTCATTTAGACGAGTTGTTTAAACAACGGGTACAAGACGACCGGCGAAATTTCGTCGAGTGCGAGGTGATGGATTAACAGCGCTTGGATTAAAACGAGCGCGCTGTGGTTTGGGGGCTAACCGTTGAATAGCGCCGAAGGCTGTCGAGTTGGTAAAAGCTCGGGGGGTGGCAGCAGGTGCGCTCATGTTTTGAAGCATGACGGTAAGACGGTTAACTTTGGCATTGAGAGCGGCAGTCTGTTGAAGTTCTGCCTGTTCCTTGCGGACCATGTTGTTTTGGCCTGCAGGGCGACGACGGCCGAGACCGCGATTACCGCGGTTACGGACAATGTTGCCTTGGAAATTTTGTTGGACAGCTCTTTGGCGAGGCGCGCGTGATTGTACTGGCGCAGGTTGATTTTTACCTTTCGAAAACACATTCTTGAGCCATGACACAGCGGTTGGTAGCCACTTAGCGGCGACAGCGGCCATAGATGCGAGATCGTTGGCAGAAGCAGGAAGAGAGTCGGGCCTGGCGTGGAAAATGCCAGTGGCCATTTGCAATGCCTCGGGATCTGGCATTGGCAAAAGTTTTTGAAAAGATGTGAGGGAGCCAGTCTGACGAGCGTTTCCCTCAATACCAAGAAAGGATTTATCTGTGATGTACGGTGCATTGATAGGGATACCAGATGCATTGAACGTTGGCTCGGAGAGACCATCGAACATGGTAAAATGCCAATCAAGATTATTCCAAGCAACGTCGCAGTAAGGGACAGCGCCAACGGTATTGACAAAACCGGTGCCGCAACTTAAAGGGGTGTATTCGTAAGTAGCACCATTAAAGGTGCGAAGATACGTGACATTCAAGTCAGTTGGGTCAGTGGCGATGGCTTGCAGCGAGCCTTGTGTATTGGTCCATGGTTGTACAGACTCAATAGGTTGATGCACGACGAATGAGCCATCTCTGGCCATTCGCATTGTTCCTTTTGGGCTCATGGTCAAGACATCAGCAGGGGTGTTGGGCAAAGCTTGGCCTTTGATGAGGTAAGAACCAGGGTTGAAGGTAGGATTGGAAATGCTGGTGGTACCAGCTGCATCGAAGAGTAGAACTTCAAATTTGTACACCGTCTCGCGAATCTTAGCTGGGAAGTCTGCGAAGGTGAGTTTGCGCTCGGTTTTGCGGCCCTTGACGTCGATGACTTCAATGTCGTCTTCCGGGTCTTTGGACAAATTCTTTGCGAGGCGGACAAGTTCGGCATCAAATGCAGCAAGTTCAATAGTGGACATACGTGCGGTGAGAGCTTCAAGAGTTGAACGAAACAAATCGGGCTTGAACTTTGCCGATGTAACGGTACCCTGGTTGTTGAATTCAGTTGCGTTAAGGTAGAAAGTGGAGCTCTTGTAAACGGTGCGAAAAGACGAAATATCTCGATGAAAGTTTGAAAAATCGTAACCGGAAAAGGTAGTGCCAGGCAAGTTAGAGGTGATGGTTGGACCGGCACCACTGACGATCTGGTTGCCGGCATGAATCCACGCATTGCCGGTCCAATAGAAGACGTAATTGGCGCAATGCCCGCCAGTCGGTCCCATGAGGAGAATGCGGCCATTAGTAGGGAAGACAGGGGCAGTTGCGACAAGGTTGATAGCTTGAGTGTAAGTGGATTGAATATTCATCTCACACTTAACTTCGAGGGGTACAAAGTTAGGTTGACTAGCATCAGGGATACCAGAATACCCAGCAGGAATGGTAGTGGGTGGGTGAATGACCTTACGGACATAATCGGCGCCTGCAACTGATTGGGCAGAAACAGGAGTACCCTGAAGGGTCATAACGTTGTTATTAGGTTCGGCGGCAGTAGCCATTGTTTTAAAATAGAGGCAAGGTATGTTAGATAAGTAACAATTTCAAAGAAAGGAGTGTAGGTAGAAGAGCTCTAAACTAAATGGAAAAAGATAAGCTAACTAATAAGTATTAAATTCGTCAAATTTTAAGAGAGATCAACAGCGTCATCAACAGTGGCATGCAAATGCTCAAATTTGATGTGTGGTGCAACATCGCGGAGAAAACCGTGCAGCATCTTAATCTGTTCAGGCTGCACACGGTCAAAACCGTAGTGAATGGCAGTGGCAAGAGCTATGTGTTCAAGCTCACGTTGGCTAGTGATGACGTTGGCAGCAGCTATTGTATTAAGTCTGCTTTGCTCAAAATGTAATTGGTGCTTATAAGTAGCTCCGAGAAATTTGGCAGTGCGTCTATAAAGGTCAGGGCCAACAAAGCCTTCAGAAATAAAGAAACCGGCAAACTCACCAATATCGGACAGGGTAAACTTCAATTTATGCTTTGAGACGGTGAGAAAAGCCAAACCTTCTTGTGTTGGTGTGGCGTCGGCGCACTTAACAGCGCTATCGTCGCCTTTAAAAAGTGAATATGAAAGCTTCTTAAAGTCCCAAAGGAAGTTTGTGAGTGCGAAATTTCCATTAGTATTTTCAACGAGGGTGAATGGATTGCCGGAAAATTGTTTGGACTTACCTGACAAAGTGGTGGTTTTGCTTTTGTTGGTAGTATGGAACATCTTCCAGTGTTTACGATACTCAAGAAAATAATCATTCAAGTATTTGTTGATGGACATACATTCCAACAAATAATGTGTAAGCATGGAAAAACAGGTAATAAAATGAATATCCCATTCGCTATAGTCGTTACAAGCGAATTTCTTATTGTGTGCAGAACCCATTTGTTCATAAGCGCGTAACACATCGGCAGTGTCAGTGTCACTGCCGTGTGTTGCAAAATGTACTTGTTTACCGCCCATTTTTGCAATATGTGAAAGTTTGTAGCTCATTAGGCGGGCATAAGCGCAAAGCATAATATTAATGCGTTTGCTCATAGCAGCTACGCCTTGACCTGCTTTATCGGTATCACGACAGTCGTCTTTGGGGCTAAACTTGCCTTGGTTCTTCTGGATGAAAACGAGAATTTCGTCGTAAAAATTCATCTCCTGATCCAACTCACGCACAATAGAAGATTCTTGTTGTGTGGTGTCGATTTTCTGTTGGAGTGAGACGACATACTCGGCATAACAACGCCTCAGTTCTTCAGGGCTACATTGCATGTCGATGGCAAGTTTGCTCAAACTGTGCTCATTACCATACAGTCCCTTACAGAGACCACGTTGTAATTGGTTGAGCATGATTTTGGACTGCATAGGTCTAGTAATCTTCGATTTAGTAGCGTACCGTTTAATTAGAGTGTAAGCGGTCTGATAATTGTCGTTGGAGACTTGGGGTATGACCGTTGGGACATTGTCAGCAATCTTGTAACCACGCTTGATTGGCGCAGGGGTCACAAGATTAATAGCATCGATAGAAATGGTGCCCTGTTGGACATCTGGTAGGGTATTGCGTACATAAGATTCAGGACCTTCGTTGGTGCGAAAAGCTGACTTGACAATGTCAGTGGCACATTCAGTGGATATATAGTCAATGGCAGTAGCAGTGCGAATCGATTGTGCGTCTGAATCAGTACGAAAGCAATCATCGATCTCTCGCAATTTAACAGCGTGGACTTCATTGACGAGAGATATCGAACTGAACATTTCAAAAGTCGGTATATTGGTTCCCAAAAGATGGAAATATTTCGTAATATATTGTGTATTACCAGCCAAAACTAGTTGATTTCGGTGTCGTGTCACGGCAGTGTACATCCATTCGGCACGATTAGCAAGCTGGCTAGTGATGGCTTTGTCATCTATGTAGAAGACGACGGCATCTTCTCTAGAGCCTTCGAAAGTGGTGATGGTATTAGCTTTGAAACCACGGCTACAAAGGTTCTTCTGTGTGGCGTCGTTGAAAACTATAATTGGTAAGTGCTTAACCTTGTCTAAATTGTCAACGATGCACACGCTATGTTGGACAGGGGACATGGATATTATATTATATTTGTATTTGTCATTAAGGACAGTTGTGATGTCTTGCGGTATTTTATAAACGGTGTTGATATTGTTCTCGACACCGATAGCTGCAATATGGGTAAATTTGTCAGCACTTTGAAAATTAATGTAAGGGACTTGATAAATATCACCAACAACGATAATTTCCATGGTTGGTTTAGCAGCATGCAAGGCCATAAGGTACTCGACAGGTAACTGACTTATCTCGTCGACAATTATGGTACCGATTTGCGCCAAATTTTGAAAGACGACATGGGGAGTAAAAGAGCGCATATGGAATTTTTGTAGATGTTCATCACGCAATTTACCGGAAGGTGCCACAAAAACGGCATTTGGGTATTGCTCAGCAATAGTTGTGGTTTTGGAGGCAGAAGCAAATCCAGTACACGCACGTATGGTGAAATTGTGTTTGGGCATTTCAGCGACGTCCGGTTTATATTTTTCCATGCTGATAAAATATTTGTTAATGAAATTGACAGTTGTTTTGTGATCATAAATGATTTCATGAACAGTTATAGGTTCGGCATTATCTCGAAACAACATAGCTGCAGAATGCAGCAATTGCTTTGATTTTGATTTGAGAATATAGTATCGCTCTGCACCATGTGTGTCAGGATCGCGCCACATTTCCATGGTCTCATAATAAGCAGCAACATTGCAAATGGTCTGCATGTTAATGAAAGCTTTTATAATTAGGTCCCCACCTTCTGCGACTATAGAATGTGCATGAGGCACAATAGCTTGTAAAAGAGTTTCAGTATAGGCATTAGCGGCGGCATCACAGAAGACGGTGCCGTGATTATACTTGTAGCTTTTAAGCTTATGTACGTTGTCGTAAGGATAATAATGGCACCTTTTGCCGGCGATATCAATGTGGCCGGTAGTGACAATGTATGCCTTATTAACTTGGAGGCCTCGAGTGTAGTGGCCAAAAGTGTAGTCGCAAATAGGGGCGATGATGCTGGCCATCACGCCAGGAGCTGCAGAAACTTCAAAAACATCGCGTCCGCTGAAATCATAATACGCCGCTAAAGCGGCGAACTTTGGTGTGCCGGAACCACCACGTTGGACGTATGGTTCAAAATGGTTGTCACGGTAAGACATATGAATAGGGCGATGTCCACTCGGGTTATAAACGGTAGTGACGTTGTTGGATTGGTCACTAGTGTGGACGTGGATCGCAACATCTAAAGCAGCTGGCAGGTATTGAACGAGACAGTCAAAATGTTCATTGTCGTAGTCTCCGTGACGCAGGTATTGTGATGCTTGAACGAAGCATTTAATATTGTTGCACTGATGTTGCATAGCATATTTCCAAATCTGAGTGAGGAAATTCTTTTGTGATGGTCGAGCATTGGCAGGATAATAAAGTTGCCAAATGGAACTGATGAAGCAGTGACCCACTTTAAAAGAGTGTGGTAAGAGTGAAAAAGGCTCAGAAAGGAAAGTGGGTGAAACAGAGACGGCAGAATTATAAGATGACAAAGAAATATTATCACGTGTGTCAAGAGAAGCGGTGTCAGCAGTGGATACAACTTTAGCGGGGACGACGGTATCTTTGGGTTCAAGGAGAAGCTCAGCAACCTCAACATCGTCGTCGCCATAATCTTGTTCAATAGCGATGGCTTCGCTGCGTGGGGCGATCGGCTTCACATGGACATGGTTAGCGTACCATTGGTCAGTCAAATAGACCACTTCAAATTGCCAAGTTTTAGTTGCTTCACCAGTGGCTTTGTCCTTATGGGGATCAACGAAGTTGAGAAAATTGTTGAACATTGTGCGCATACTCCAAGTGAAGTCTCCACTTTTGGACCATTCCTTAAAGTGCCTGAAGCATGTGGAAATAGTGGAAGTGCGTTCAGTACGCTGTATTGCGCCTATAATGAAAATAGAGCACACGGCGTCTGTGAAATCATCGGCGCCAATGTCCCATCGTTTGGCGTAAAGAGTGGAGCCGATACGTAAATCGCGGCGTAGACCGCCAGCGCATGCAACAAGTTCTGTGAACTTGTAAGCTTCGTCATGTTGTCTTTGTGCATAAGATAAAAGAATGCTAAGAACGTGCGAAGGGACGGTATAATGCTTGAGCTCGGATTGCTTCTTGCTGAAGCGATGATTCATGGCGTCACGAAAAGATGGGACAAAACCGACTTCTTTGACCAAATCGGCAAGTGGGTGACACATAATGGATTTGCCTGGGAAGTTATATATACGGGTTAAACGAAAAATATAGAGGGGCCCATGCTTCGCAAAAACTTCTTTAACAATGGCGTATTCGCCGGCCTCGATGCAAGTGATCTTGATCCAATCTTTCCAGGTTTTAGTGTTGTGGGAATAACAAGCGGAAGCGTCACGGAGAGTGAAAACAGTCTCGGCACCATTGTTATGTGTAAGAAAGTACTGGACATCAGTATTTTCTAAGAGTGGATGACAAAAGCCATTTGGGATGTACATATAAACGTACATTTCGCGCAGATTGTGTTTTTCAAAAATGCGCGCCACGGTCTCTTGACTAACGTCGTAGAGACTGTGCACGGCAAAAGCAACGTCTGCTTGCCATGGGCAGTTCTCCGCGCCGTTAGCGCAGATAATGGTGGATTTATTATGTTCGGCTTTGTTCATGTAGGCTGAGTTGGTCGAACGTTCAGCTTGGCAGTTAGCTACGACACGGCAAGCATCGCGTTTATTCGCGATGAGCATACAATTATGAGCCGTTTTAATCTTGACATTGGCTGCGTCACCGATGGTCATAGTGTTGCGCAGCGTGTGTGCCAAATGAGATGCATGCTCGTTAGCATACTCATTTAGCACAGCAAGAACGGCATGTTGTGAATGATGCAGGTGTCTAGCATTCGGGTCTTGAAAGACAGGACGGCTCGGGAAGAGATCTTGTAACGTCTCGGCCTCCTGTTCTGTGACCCAATAGTGATGTGTAAAAGCTTTCTGTAGCAAGTTATTAAGGATCGCAAGACGTAAAGCATTAACAGGGGCTTCAAACTCCTCGTTAGTACCTTCGCCATGGGGTTTACCAGTAATGACTTGCATATTTAGTTATGTTAGAT